TTCTAAAACATAACCATCTATATCACAAAAGGGATGAGTAGGTTGTTGAATAATAATATATCCATTTGTTTTTTGAAGGCGTCCTCTTTTCCAATTAGGATTATTACTTCCTATTTGATTTCGCATTTTTTCTGATGATAGTAAATCTTAATACAAGGTAAAATAATATTTTCAAAATGTTCTTCTATTTTCTTGCGTTCTATCTTTTGTAAAGAATAAGCAACAATATCTTTAGCAAATACTATTGCATAAGCAGTGTTTATTTTTACTTTGAATATATTTTCATACATCATAGAATATCCTGAAACTTGCCAAAGATATTCTGGATATATAATAGGTTTTTCGTTTTTTCCTGCTTTTGAATTCTTCCAATCAATCATCACTAATTTATTATCTTCTTCTCCTAAACAGTCAAGGGTTCCGTTGATTTTATAAGTATCACTTATCATTTGGATTTCTGCTTTTTTAAGTTTTATTTGGGGATTTTCTTTCTTAAAAAGCATAAATCCTTTTAAAGCATTGATAACTTCATCGGGATATTTTGTTTCCACCCGCACCTCTTGAAGTTCTATATGAGCTTGAAATGCCTCGTGGAGAATTTTACCTATTTCTTTTCCCTTCGCACTTTCCTCATCGCAAAATTTCGCTGTATTAAACTTAAACCAATTCAAAAGTGCAGGCTTATTTAATACTCCTAATGCGCCAGTTATACTTACATAATCATTGTTATATTCCCTATGATTTGGCTTCAATTTTTGTCTCTTCTCCTACAACTTTTCCCTTACCGTTAATTGTAATTATGGAAGTAACTTCTTTTGTATTTTCTAATTCCTCGGCTGTGTATCCACAAAAGACATCCGCACAAAACCATTTCGCACCGTTTGATAAAGCGCGTGCAAAAAGTAAATTTCTGGGATAATTCTTCCATACTTCTTTATTGATTATCCCAGCCTTGGCTGCATCCTTGATTGAAAAAGGGCTTTTGCCGAGTTCAGTCCTATCCCCATTGTTAAGGGCATAAAAGGTGATTATGCACTCTTGGTCGTCAAGTTTATCTACCTGATAATCATATTTCTTTGACTTTTTAATCAAAGAGCCGATTATTTTTGACTGCAAGGCCACTTTGCCATTGACGATGTAAATATTCGTCATACTTTCAAGCGGAGCAAGTCCGAGTTCGCGGCCTGCGAGTATCTTAACCACTCCTTGTGCCTGCGTCTTGAGGTCAGGAAACATCCCGCTTTTCACAAACACATCGGCTAAAGACATTGGTTCGGCCAACGATTCTATAACCGCTACCGCCTTTTCTTTTACTTCTGCAATCTTTACTTTTGCGTTTTTCTTTTTCATTTTAACATCCTCCATTTTCTAACATTGTTATTGGCACTACTTGTCTATATTTTCCTCGTTTAAACTGAACCAGCAAATGACTACATCTTTTTATCAAACAAAATCTGTTCGCTTTAGAAAGTGTAACTATTTTGCCCTTACGGCAGGAATATCTGCCCATTTTCACCCCCTTTCTTTTAATGATTGTCTGAAATATCTCGTTCTCTGTCGGGATTATCTAAATAATTATCCTCTTCAAAATTCGGGCAACTATTTTCTGTCCCTCTTGGATAAGGACATTTCTTGCCTATATTGCATAAGCCGTCATAAAAATATTTGCATTTCATCTTATCGCCTCTCGCGCTTCCTGAACTCCTTCAACCTTACCGCCAAGCCATACCGCTTCAAGGAGTAACTTTATAAATTTCTTTCGTTGCTCTATTGTGGCAATAGCATTAAAAAAAAGTATAATCTCTTTTTGTTTTTGTTCAATATATCTATCGTCCATTATTTAATTTTTCCAACCAAGTCCTTCTTTTGCCTCTTGGATTGCTTCTTTAATAGGTGTATCCATACAACCTATTCTTTGAACTCCATCTTTCCAAATACTAAATGCTTCTATTGCGGCAATAATTCCTTCAATAAAATCTTTACTTCGTTCACCATACGTTTGTTTCCAATAATCCATTCTTACCTCGCTTTAAAAAAAGTATGCGAACCTATAAACACGGTTGTAACCATCTTTTTTGCCCACTTAGGAATGCCAAACTTCTGGATGTTTTCATAATGGGTTGCACCTTTGGTAATATCTTTTCCGTTTTCTTTAAAGACTTCCTCAATAATACTCTTTGCAATAAACTCAGCCTTCCGTCCTTCTCTTCGCACAAATTCATCTAAGTCCCTCCGTTTTAGTGCTACACAACCTAAAGACATACCTTTCTCTAATCTGTTTCTATAAACGCAGGCTACCGCATACATACCGATATATCCCTCGCTTGTGGCCTCACCGATTATGCCTTTCCAAAGATTATTGGGTGGATTGGTAGGTTTAATTGCCTTCATTTTAAGGTATCTATCTATCATTGCTCCACCTAATTCAGACGCCCAGATAGTATTTCTTTCTTTTAATTCTCTACTTTTGTCTTTTTCAAGACTTTCATTCCAAATCTGATAAAAAGACCATTTCATATTTATATTCTTTCGTGGTCGGGATTATTCTGTGCCTGAAACACCAAATCATTGTTTTGAAGTTCATCTTGTATACTTATGGCTAAATTTCTTGCTTCTTCTTCGCTGAGCCATACCTGAACGGAAGGTCTTATCCCATCAGAGATAAAGGGAATTTCCGAAAAGTTAATCTGTATCTCGCCTTGTTCGTTGGTTCTGACAGTTAGATTTTCCATAGTTACCTCGCTTTTTCAACGGTTACTAATATAAGACCTTGTGAAAGAGGAGCAAGCAAATTAAATGCCGATTTACTGAGGTCAATCCTTTTGCCTTTATACCTTTTATTAATCTTGTCCGTAACTCTGACAATAACCGACTTTCCGTTGCCTGCGGTGATAAGTAACTTAGTGCCGAGTTTAAAATCTCTGCTGGCACAGGTAAAACCTTCATCTCTAAATTTTTCTCCATTTGCCATCACTCCTTTAGTTATTTTCCATTGTCCGTCTCTTTTTAGACTTGCGATTGAATACCAAGAAGCAGTTAAGATTAGTGGCTCGGTTGCTTGTGCCTGTGTAAATAATAAGAAGATTAAAATAAAAAAGCCCAACTTTTTAGATTGGGCTTTACCTATAATATTTTTTTTACTCTTACCTATATTATATCTTATGTTAACATTATAAGAGGACTTCAAAGGGGCTTTTTGGTAGGTTTTCATCAGCGGTTTAATAAAGAGTGGTTCTTTTTAAGTTCTTTTAATTTCTTTTGTGAGTCTGTATCCCACCAAGCACTCTTACATTTAGGACAGGTTCTTACTTCATCTTTCCGAGGATACCATTCATAATTACATCTTTTGCACTTGACCGTAAAACGTTGTATAAACATATTATCCCTCCTATTGTTTATACTTATACCACTAAAGTATGTTTTTGTCAAGTGTTTTTTTTATATTTTCCACTCCTCCCCATTTTCCCTATCTTCGTTCTGAAATACCAGTTCTTCCCAGATAGACCTTAATAAAGAAATCTGACATCTTAAAAGACACACACTATCGTCTATCTCGGAGATTTTTCCTTCTTGGGCAAGCATACAAATTCCACCAATATAATTCTTACAGTCAGGGCATTTCATATAATATACAGTTTAATGTATAGTTTAAAAATGTCCATCATAATCTGCCCTGTCTTTAGTGAACACCTTAGAAGTTGTAATCTTTCCAACCTTACAACTATTTGGTTGTATTCCATAACAATCAAGGGTTGTATAACAAGTAAGTCTTTTCTTCTTTTTGTTAGGTAATTTTTTCTTTTTCATAACAATCCTTACACAAATAACCTTCTTGAGTGCAGTAACCTATTTTAAATTCTTTGTTACATCTGTAACATTTAGGTTCTTTGGTGTTGTTTGAAAGATAAACATTAAAGGTCTTATTTTGGAACTGTGTCATCTTTATAGATTTCTTCTAATACCTCTCCCAAGGCATCGCTACAAGAAGTCAGGTGTAATTTATTGGGGATTTTTTTATTGCAGATATGCCCTCGTAGATTTTTAATTATCTGTTTCATTTCGGAGTCAAAAGTTCTGATATGCGTGATTGCAAAGGTAGTCATATCGGCAAGGGCTTCACAAAAAGAATTTCCACAATCTGCCTCTCCCCCTGTGCCTGAAATCCTAACAAATGCTATTTTATTTTTTTCTTTTGGCTCAAATGCGATATGAATATATATATTTCCACATCCAGTAGGACGGCGGAAGGTTTTGTTTAGATACTCGTTTTCCCCAATCTCGTGAACTTGGCTATCTTTTTCCATAGGGCTTCTAAAGAGATAACATCTTCTTCATTGTGTAAAAGTATGTAATTTATGGCTTTTTGCATTAACTTTTTATTCCCAGTAATCATCATTAGCCAAATATCGCTGTTCAGTTTGTGTTTCTTGGCTGGAATATCAAAGAAATCACAAGCGGTCTCTAAGCGATTAGAATGAAGTTTGAATTTGTTTTTAAGTATCGGGTAGGTATCAGCGACATATAAACACTTATATTCAGGGAAAGGAAGTCCCCATTTAACTGCCCTTGTCCTTATAAAAGGCACATCAAATCTCCTATCTGTGCCGTAATGCCAAATCAAATGTGTAAAATTTGCACAATCCTCAATAAAAGAGGCTATTAGGTTCTTATCAAACTCCGCTTTGTGCAGGTCATCAAGACTAATAGCCCTTTTAATTAACTCCCCATCTAATTCTTTAATACAATATGTATATACAATCCCGAAAGTAGCGGTTAAATTGCTTGCCTCTATATCAGCAAAACCTATCCTTTCGGTCTTACCAAACTGGTTTTCATAACAGTTGGGATGTTCTAATGCAGTATGACCACACTTACAATGCCATTTACTACGCCTGATTATCTCATCTTTGGTAAGATTTTCTATTGGTATCGACATATTATATGTTCACTATTTAACAATGTCCACCATTTAGTAGACTATTAAGTATTGTTCCCTTCTAACTCTTCTCTCTGAATTAACTCCATTGTCCTTGGAACATTGCCAATACCTACCGCTCCCCCATCACTATGAAATATCTCTATATCTGGGATTTTTAATTCTTTTGTCATTTTTTTCTCAAGTTCCCCGACACTTTCCCAGTATTCATCTTCAATGAGACAAAAAGTTACCCAATAAGGTTTAAGTCTTTTAATTAATGCAGGAGTTAATTTATATACATATTGTTTTCGCTTAGTCATACTTTTTTAAGACTTATAGAATTAACAATGGTATGGTTAATACTACTGATACATACCTTAAAAACTCCTCTGGAACTGCTCTGTCTTTAAACCACATTTTAGGTAACCACTTATTAAGACTTCCCCAGATTATGGCGAGTAATGTAGCCCTAACTAAAATACTATACAATTTTATGCCTAAAAATATACAAGGAATTGTAGACAAACCTACAACAAACCCAGAAAACCATAAGTTATCAATATTGTTAAATAACCAGTCCCAATAAGTAGTTAAAGAAAACCCCATTAGGATATAGGTAATCAAATATATCCACCATACCCTAAAATCTATGTTAACCTTTAATGATATGGTTAACAGAAACAAAAAAGGAATAACCCAATCCCTCATCCAAGTTTTGTAAGGTTTACCTGCCCCACCCATTCTGCCTAAAATCCCAGCTAGAATACTGCTTGATAACCAGATTAGAATTCCCATCTTAATCCTACCCTCGTTCCAATACTATTTCCTTGTTTTGTATCAACTCCGATATAGGGTTCAGCAAACAAAATAAGATGTCTTTTTGCCGCTTCGTTTTTTATGGTAAGTTGACTTCCTTCCTGCATAGTAATATTCTGGGTCGCTTGCGATTTGGTAAAGAAGGCTTTTTTGACCGCAAAGCCAATCAGAACAAGAAAACCAATCCCTAAACCGAACATAATACATTTTATCCAGTATAATCCAGTAAAGGGACTGGTTGCAGCTTTTACTAAATCTATTTTCTCATCAGCCATTATAAGGGTAACCACTCCAAGATTACTGATTCAGGATATTTATCTCTAATGAACTTGAATAAACCATTGATTAACGCACCAACTGTGATGTTAATTATCGGAATACTAATTCCGCCCCAAGTTGCTAAACCCCAAGTAATTGCTTGTGCTACCAAAACTCTTGCAATACGTAAAATCGTTGCTATCATTTTTCACCTCCTTCATTTACTATTTCATACAAACCATTTTTTACATCATCACATCTTTTGATTAAGTGATTTAACATTTCAATTATTTTTTTGTGCGAAATATTTATACTTTCATTACCTAACAAATCCGCATAAGATTTGAATGATTGTATGGTAGGTTGTAAAGTGTCGTGTAAGAAGTCGTTGATTACGGTATAGAGTTTATCTTTCACATCTCTCCCCTGCGTTCTGCGGGAGTAGGTAACTTTTCATATCCGCACTTCTCACACCACCAGACGAAATACCAAGAATAGTGTTTGGTTCTTCGCACAAGTTTTAACTTGTTTTCACATTTGGGGCATTTATCGTTCATTTTATTAAATTAGAAATTATCCTAAATAATACTCCACCAGCACACAATAATCCAATAGCCCATTTTATCGTATGTAAAGATGACCATAAAATATCTACTTGGGTGCGATAATGTTTACTTTCTTTTATATGTTCCTCAACCCCAGATTTGGTATCTCTAAGTGTGCCATTCATTGCTTTAAACTCACTAACAAGAACTTTAATATCTCCGTGCATCTCGTTGATTTTATCTTCAAATTTACAAGGTTCCATATCAGCTCCCTACCAAAGCACATCTCTCACATTTCGTTCCAATGATATTTTTCTCAAGGTGTGCTTTCCTTAACTCCTGAAACTCTTTTGAGTGCCAACACTCCATAAATGAATTAGTCTTTAAATCCCCCATTACCCAATTACCTATCCCGTCAAGGCAACAAGCAGTCATCCTGCCGTCAACTAAAATATGCGAGGCAGTAAATAGTGTCCAACAAGGTATCGGCTCTGAAGGGTCATCTAACCTGCCCGTATTGCCAGCGATAGGTTGCATACCCAGTTCTTTTTCTTTGTCTATTGCCTGCCCGCCTGCGGTATAAAGAGGAAGCCAGTAATGTTCATTCACATAAGGTAGGACAAATGTCCCAATAAATTCATTTGCTCTTTTGAGTTGCTTATTATTATATAATACTGACGAAGCATATAATCTCGTCTTATATCTTCCATCATTTCTTATTTCCCACGCTGATTTAATATTTTTTTTAGCGTTAATGAAATTTATGGCGTGAACCCCCATCAATTCATTAAATTGTTTTTCATCTGCCGCATTACAAGACCATTTAAGGCTATCCAGACCTGCTTTCATACATTTATCTACTATCTTTGGGTCGGCTAAAGAAGCATTAGAAGTAAGGAACACATAAGGAATTTCTAAATATCCTTTTAAGAAATCTATCGCTCTGACTAATAATTTGGGGTTGGTAAAACTCTCACCGATATAAAACACCCCTATTTCCTCAACTCCCAAGTCCTTCATTTCCTTTGTTATTCTGGTAAACAACTCCCAATCCATATCCTTTGCTGGTGTTCCATCCCGAAAAGCGATAGCACAATACTGGCATTTGTAATTACATCTTGAGGTTATCTCTATCTTTACCGACTTGGGAACAGGTGGGGTAATATTTAATCGTTCTTTGGATATATGAGTAATCGGTTTAAGGCGTTCCTTAATGGACATCTACGGTCTCCTTTAAAAGAGTAAACTTCTCCGCTATTGTATTTCCACCTTTAGGGCTCACTATAATACGCAATTCCGAACCTATCTCCCTTATTCCTTTTTCAGGGATGATGAAAAAATTATTCAATCTTTTAGTCCACCAGTCTTTATTCTTCTGTATCAGATGGGTATTTCTTCCATCGGCAAGGAACTTTTTTGCTGGTTGGGTATTGATTGTCAAATAACCAACTTTCTTAATACATCTTGCTATATCAATTAAAACGATGTTTAAAAAATCGGGTTCTATGTGTTCGAGGACATCCACACAAACTACAAGGTCGGCGGGTCTGGGCGGTTCGTCTTTGCTTAATATTGCAGGGTCATATTCCCAGATAGGAAAATCCAAATTCTTCGCCAACATCCCCTTACCACAACCATAATCTAAAATAGATTTTGACTCGGTAACTTCGTATAACTTCTTGATAATGTTTATATGCCCTAAAACACTTACCCCATAGGTGGGATTTATATTATGTAGAGAAGAATTTAATTTGGCATATTCCTTGCTGATGGTGGGTGCAACATAAAAAGCAATGGTGGATTTCTCTTTTTTCTTTAAGTCCTTACACTTACTCTTGACCATATCTTGAACAAGTCCTTTTCCATAAAAAGTAATATCCACATCAGATAATTGTTCTAATTCGTGTAAAATTCCTCTGGCACACTCCAAGAAAGCTGTGGTAGTGGCATATTCTTTACCCTCAAATTCTGCGAGGATATAATCTTTAGGTGCGTTAGGGTGTTTGTCGGCGTGGGTCGCCCCATCAGGTTCAAAAGAACCATCCATCCCAAACATATGTATATTCTTAAATCCTAACATCCTACACAAAACCATAGCCCTTAATCCCACATTAGCCCCGCCTGTTGAAACCCATTCTCCACGAGGATAGACATTAGGTAAAATCCCTGCTTTTTCTCCAGAGTAGGTATGCCAAAGAACAATTTTAGCGTTATGTTTTACTAAATGGTCAAAGACTTCTGGATGACAACAAGAAGCCATTAAGAAAGTGGTTTCAGGAGAAATATCATCTCCTATTAACTGTATCTTGTGTGAACGAGGGTCAACTTCACAATGTGCCCATATTTTTATTCCTCTCTCTCTTAAAAACTTATGAGAACCAGAACAAGACATTACATATTTGAAATCCTTAATGTATTCCCAACTTTTATGTAAGGAAGGACCAAAACAAACTAAAGCTATCGGTTCGGTCATTAACTCCTTTCCGAGTTGTATTCGGTCAGGAAATCTGGCACAAGATATTTTAATTTGGGCGTCCCTGAGCCAATCAGGCACGCAATACTTTGTATCTAACTTCTCGGTTAAAGCGTCAACTTTTCTTTTTAACATTCTATAAAATGATACATTAAAGAAAGTGCTGCTACTGCCGCAGGTGGAGTATAAACAATCTCTAAAGTTACATAATCTATAAATACATCAGTATTAGCTACGCCTGTTATAAAACCTAATGCCACCCCAAAGTTAGCGTTCTTTACCCAATCCGCTGTAAGAGCACAGCTCCAGAGGTTTGCTGAATTACCTAATGAAACAATCCCAGTCGTGGCACTCAAGAAAACAGTTGTCCAAAGTCCAGAGGAAACTATATTCTCTCCTGTTTCAGCTCTACTTGTATTTAATAATTGTGCAAGGTCGCAGGCAACTGAAACCGCAGTCGCACCAGATGTATTAGCCCAACCCTCAAACCTACAAATAACTCCGTTAATTTGAGAACCTGCTAAAATTCCAGAGAAATCAAAGTTAGTCGCTTTTAAGATATAGGTTTGGTCGCCAGCGTCAAAACTTGTGGCGGTTATACAGGCAGCGTCAGTCGTGCCCGCTCCCGCAGTCATAATAGCGGCAGTCCTTACAAAATCGTCGTCTATATGTGCACCTGTAGCAGAAGTAGTTGCGGAGGTAGGATATTTTTCACCTGTGGTTGAAGTCGCCCCCCCTGCTGGGGTGTAGGTCAAGTCAAGGTTTTCAAGGTAGGCAGAAAAAGTATTAGCATTACTATAAGTACCCCCCCAAGGACAACCAAGTTGAGTCATATCTTCTTTGCCCATAACTGAAATCGCTTTTGAAAGAGCAAGTGAAACATTCGTTCCTGCTATCCTATCAGCGTCAGTTGGGTAAATATCTAAATACATTGTTCCGTATGTGCCTACTGCCTCAAGACGTCTATACCTTGCGTAATAAACAGTATTTACAAGTAAGGTTGTAGTATCGACAGAATACTCATCCCCCCCTACACTATCCCAAATAAAAATCTTTGTGAGTAATTTACTTCCGTCATAATCACCTAAATAAAGAAGGATTCCCGAATTATTATCAGCAGCATACATACTCAATATTTCAGGAGAAGTATCGGTGTTAGTAGAACCACTATCAATCCTGAAATCAAAAGCAATATCCCAGTCAGCAGTAAAATTAACCCCAGCAGTCCTCAATAACCAAGCGCTTTCATTAAGTAATGCCCCATTCCAAGTTGACCTTGTCGCAGTCTGGGTCAAATGACCATTCGGGTCTGTTTCTGTCCAGCCAGTGGTAAAGTTTTCGTATGCCATTATCTAATCCCTTCTATATGAGGCTCAAAGACAAGAGGATTTTTACCACCAATAATTACTTCGTCATCGCCTAATCTTGTTTTAAATGTAGTAGAATTTATTGGTGAAATATCCATATTAAGGTGCCTTTACTTGTAATACTACTATTCCTGCCGCTGGAGTCCCGCTTGTTCCTGAAATATCAACATACAACCAATTCGCTGCGGTTATTGTAGCAGCACCTGCACTTGTGTCTGCTGCCTGTGATACTGGCGTGGCTGAACCAGTAATATCTGCTGAAAGGACATTTGAACCAGCCGCACCGAAAGTAGGTCTTTTTTCTATATTACCAGTAATTGTTGTTCCTGAAGAAAGTGTAGCAAAGATAGCATTAACTGCCACAACTGTTGCTGGAAGTTGTGCTCCGTAAAGTCCACCCACAGCAGGAGCAGAAAATACCCAAGTAAATGTTTTTTGGGCAGTAGCACTTATTTTATTGCTTACCTGATTAAAAGCTGTCTGCAATCCTTTTGCAGAAGTTCCAGCACCATTTCTTGCTGAAACAGTAGATAAGATAGCAATATTTGAGTTTATGGAAGCAATATTACTAATTACTAACGCAGACAATGAGCTAATTTTAGTGTCCTGCGTTGCCGAGTGAGCTTGCACTTGAGAGGTTATGTTCGCACTGGCAGCCAATGATAAGGCAGCAATGGCAGAATTACGATTTGAAATTTCAGCGTCCCTAACAGAGTAGATTTGTAAAGATAAAGCATTAGAGGTAGCATTGATAGCGGCACTTGCAGCCAAAGACAATGCAACGACAGCTGCCGAAACTGTGTTGGCGTGTCCATCAGCCGAAGTAGCAGCAGCAGAAGCAACTTGCACTGCTGAATTTCTATTACTGATTTCTGCATCTCTAACAGAGGTTACATTGGTGGATAAAGCAGCAACCTGTGAAGTAATGTCAGCACTTACTTTTAAAGACAAAGCGACTATTGCTGCTGAAGCGGCACTACCTACCGACATAGCTTGACTTGTTTGGTTAGATAAAGCATTGATAGCCGCCTGTAAACCCTTTGCAGAAGTAGCAGAGTGTTTAGCGGAAACTGCACACATCGCAGCAGATAATGGAGCTAATGCAACTGAAGTAGCATTAGCAACAGACACAGCGTCCGCTTTAAGTGTGGCTGATAAAGCGGTATCGGCAGCGGCTAATGCAGAACGGGCATCCGCTATCACAGCAGCAGAAGTCCCAGCAGAAGCCCCCCCGCCAGCGGCAGAGTTCACAGAAATCCTATCTACTATTAAATTCAATGCCGATTGGAGACCCTTGACTGAAACTGCTTCACTATGAGATGAAATAGTTGATAATTTACTTGATAAAGCAGACACTTGGTCAAGGACATAAGCGGTAGTCGCCCCACCACCAGGTGCGGCACTTAACGCTTGTATTCTTGTGGCGTGGTCAGATACTGCTAAAGAGAGAGCAGCAGCAACCGCACTAACTACAGAAACAGCCAAAGAAGCTACGGCAGCTACAGAAGTGGCAGCAGCAGAGGCAACAGCGGCTTGAGAGAGAGCATTGGAAGCCACATTAGACATTGTGGCAACACGGGCTTCCACAACAGATAAAGCATTACATAATACATTATCAGCGGAAACTCTTTTAACTGAAACGGTATTGGCGTGTCCATCAGCCGAGGTTGCAGCGGCTGAGGCGGTTTGAATGGATGTTCCTAAGGCTGATATTGCAAGACTAAGAGCTGCACTTGCGGCAGCAGCGTGAGCATCAGCCGAAGTAGCAGCAGCACTTGCAGTTTGAATTTTAGTTTCTAAGGCGGAAATTCCTTCGCTTAATTTTCCTGATAAAACTACTACAGCCGATTTAGCATCAGCCACAGCAGCCACAGAGGTAGCATTTATAACAGATTTTAAATCACTAACCACAGAGGCATCTTGGGCAGAAACATAATCAGTAGTTGCTCCACCACCAGGGGCAGCACTTAATACAGACACCGCTTGTGATAAGACCGACACTGCTTGTGATAAAACTGATATAGCATTTGCGACAGAGGTTGCCCTTGCATCTACCGAAGCAAGTTCCGTAGAAGTAGCCGCTTCATCTGCAATTACTTTTACCGCAGAGACTATAAACGCCCCTAAATCCGCTAATGTTACTTTCTTTGTTTCATCAGCATTAACTATTGGGAGGACATCTACGGTTGAGATGTCTCCAGAAGCCAGAGCACTTAAACTACTAATTTTTTTATCTGCCATTCTATTCCTCTAAACCTATACGCATAGTTTCATCTTCTCTAATTAAATTATCCCCATACTCGGTAAGTAAAAAAGAAGTGGGAGGGACTTCGGTAATAATTTGAAATGGAATATATATTTCTACTCTTGTTTCTTCAGACACGTTCATCCTCCCAAACCCTTATATCAGAACTTCCAGAAGCAGTAATTCCCCAGATAGGGTCTGCTTTCAAATGAAAAGTAAAATAACTATTTGCCTTTAAAGGTAAACTTGTCGCTACGGTGCAGTCTGTGGAAGAAAATCCCAGAAATACTGTTACTGAACCATTGTTGAATAAGACAAGGACTTTCCTATTCTGATTTAAGCCCACTATCTCGGTTGTCGCATTGGTTACTGTTACACTTTTTGTATTATCTGCCATTGACAATTCCTATTTTTGTGGTATACTTATTTTTATGATAGATATATTATGGTTCATATTTCTTGTAGTTGTTGTTCTTTGCTTCCCAATTTTAATCCAAAACGACATAGATGAATTTAAAGAACACGACGATTTACTGTGATTCATTTATCGCTTTTGCCGCACCAACATAAGCTGTCGCAGGTATCCTTCCTAATGCAGCACCGCCCCTAATCAATCCACCCCACGCTTTTGGCACAGAAAAAGGCAAAGAAGCAAGTGAAGCAATTTTTCCTGGCATACCTAAACTTGCCAAAAGAACTCTTGGTAGAATAGTTTTGAAGAATGACATTTTTATGCCCTTGAAACTCTGACTTGCATTTTTTGCTATTTCGTAATTATACCATCTTTCTATTGCCATCCCCGCTTTAGAATCAACTGCGTTTATTCCTTGAGCTAAAATCCCTCGTAATCTATTACCAACCTGCTCAGTTGTAGTTTTTTCAATTTGACTTGAATATTGGTCTGTTTTACTTAATTTTTTCCACATATTCTCTAAATAAGGACCTATCTCATTTCTTAATTTCATAGCGTCCTTAAAAGTAAAATCGCCTTTAATTGAAGTAGATGAACCAGTTATAACTTTTTGTATTTCTTCTGGGGCAACTTTACCTTTTTGCAATATATAAGCCCATTCTTTGGGTGAGACGACTTCTCCACCAGGACCTACAATCGGAGTTGAAGAAAGGGTAGTTCTTTTACCACATATTCTTTCAATCCAATCTATTACAAGTTGCTGTTTTGATTTAGTTAATTTAGATAAAGTTTGTGTTTCAAATACAGGACTTATCTGTAAATCTGGAGTAATAATGTCCTGCGAAATTAAACTATCTATAAAAGGTTGCCTATCAATGATTGTTTCTTTTCTTATTAAAGGATTAACATATTTATTGTAAATTTGTCCTGCAACTTTTTCTTCATTAGCGAGAGCTTTTTCATTTAACACTAATTCAGGATTTTCCATTGCTATTCGTGTATGAGATGGAGGTATGGTTCCTGTAAATATTTTGGCTAAGGTTGGAGTTACCTTTTCTACCGCCGCAATCCCTAATGGAAAAGCCGCACCTATAAGTGCTCCTATTCCTGCTTCTTTCGCCTGTTTTTTAGGAGTCTGCCCTTGCATTATCCCCATTGCAGTTCCTACTTCTACTGCTCCACCTGCAACTTTAGGTAATAAACCTTTTCCTAATGCTTTAATTGGTGCAGAAGCCATTGTTCCTAATTTACCTGGAGCACCAGCCACAAATCCCAATGTTTCTAACCCTCCCTTTAAAATCTTTCCTGGTGTGCTTGGAGGAGTAGGTAATTCTTGCCCATAATATCTTCGTAATACAGTTTGAGGCAAATTAGCCAATATGATATTACCCATACCAGCAAAGGAAGCCAATGCTTCTTGTCCTGTGCGTGCTAATGCTGTTCCGACAGAAGTAGGTTCTACAAAATCAAAAGTAGGTTTATAAGACTTAACGGAAGATTGATTTATCGGAACCGCATCTTCTGGTAAATTATTTGGTCTATCTATTCTAATTACATCTGGAGGTAGTGGCATTATTTCACCTCGTTACCTTGTGCATCATAATATTTCTTTTGAGATGGACTATAATAAACTGCTCCCTTGGGTGCTTGTGGAGTTGCTATTGGTGTTCCTTTTTGTCCTAATATTTTATTTGCAAGTTTATCACGTGCTTGTTGATATTGTGAAATTGCATTTCTATCTCCCATAAATGGCATAGTCATTGATGGTTTCAAAGCATTTACATCTGCTGCATTAGGTGTATTAACATTTATTTGTGCTTGTTGAGGTTGAAAAGTAGAACCCACTGGTCTTTCGTAAAGTGTTTGTCCCGTTACTGGGTCTATGACAGGTTGAGTAGTCGGTTTGGGCGGTGGAGTAAACATCCCCAATGCTTTTAATATTTCTGGACTTCTATCCCCTGCTTGATATTTTTTCCAAGCTTCTGCGATAATCTGGTTCTTTAATTTCTCTTCTGGAGAACGACTTTTAAGGGTCATCACTCCGTTACTATCTAGTCCAAATGAATAGTCCCCAGAATTCATCGCTTCTTCCATCTTCTTGCGGGTATTCTCCAATTTCTCTTTTTCTTTCTTCTTCTCTTCCGCAGCCAAATATCCCTGCAAGATTTGAGTGGAAGCCTGTAACATATCTCTTAAATCAGCCATTTAATAACCTCCTAATATCCTGAATAACCAACAGGTGCAGTCAATACATTGCCTAAACCACCAACATTTACATAAGGATTATAAGGCGTGGATGAACCCCAAGACCCTCCACCATAACTTGTTGCTCCTAACGGTATAGTCGACGGAGAACCAAAATTCGCCTTACTTAATAACTCTCCAATTCCTGTCCAGTCCATAGGTTCTTGTGTAGTGGTAGTTGAAGTTCCCGAAGCACCTGATGGTTGCATACCCATAAAGGAAAGTGCTTGGTTCATTCCTTCTCTCTGTTGACCTAATAGAGTAGATAATTTAGTTGCTATCTCTTCTTGAGTTAGTCCTTGAAATGCTAATTGTGCAGGACCTGATTGGAGCATATTGTTTGAGGCAAAATAATTCCCGTATTTCTCTCCTGCCTGACCATAATACTTTCCTATTGTTGCTGCCAAATCTTCGGGCAAGGCTGTGCCTGACATTTTAGCGAGTATTGCATTACTCGTGGCAGGTGCTAATTGTTTGTAATAAGGCAGAAAAACATCCATCATTGCTTGTTTGTAGGGGTCGGTTTGGGTTGTGGTAGATTGAGTCTCACCACCCCCACCTCCACTAAATAATGCTGAAGCTCCTGCACCTGCTACCGCCGCTACTATTGGAACTACTACTGGCATTTTATTCCTCCCTTAAAGTCCTGACGGACTAAACTGAATAAATGTAAATCTTCATACTTACCATTAAAATAATATTCTTCTTTTAAAATTCCTTCTTTCTTAAAACCGATTTTATCCAACCGTTCCATAATTTGTAATGTTTCTATATTATTATTCAATACCGCTGTTTTAATTTTATTCAAATTAAGTTGGTTAAAAGCATAATCTATAAACCACATTAAAACCTTAAAACCTACACTTTTATTTTGATTTTGTTTTTCTGGTATTTCTATATGAAATTTGCATCTCCTATTCCTAAAATCCAAGTCTGTTATAAGAGTAAACCCAATTAGTTCATTATCTTTTTCTATCTGGAATAATTTACATAAAGGATTTGTTAAATATCCAGCGAATTCATTTATAATCTGTTCGGCGGTATAAGGTGTTTTATCTAATCTTGATTTTAATTGGAAATCTTCCAAAGAACACCAATAAACTATTTTCTCCCAAAACTTTTTATCTATTGCTTTAACAATCATCTAATCCGTAAAATAAGTTGCACTTATCATAATCTCTGAATTTGCTTTAACGTCTTGTGCCATATTTGTCATTACACCAGCAGCAAATTTATAACACGCTATTTTTGTATCTCCTATTTCAACACTACCTACTATTTGAGTTACAGCAGTATTTTCTAAACCATTTGCCAAAAAAGTAACAGAAGAATAATACTTATGAACATTACCACAAATAAATGGTAATCCAGTTATGCATAAAACACCCACAGGACTACTTACCGATAGAACTTTAAACAAACCTGTAACCGTAACCATCTTGCCTATCTTTACATAATGTCCTGTTTTATAACTTGGGTCTATGGTAATCGTCCCACTCGTTCCACAAGTAAACCCAGCAGTCCAGTCGCCTTCTTCATGGTCGGAAAATGCCCTACGATGTATTTCGTTATGTTTTGGTGTAATGTCGGGTAAAGATTCAAAACCTTGTTGCATTTTTAACTCCCAAGTGGAATCCAGTAAATTGTTGGGGCAGTCCCTTGATAATTTCCTATTTTCCAATAATCATTCTTTTTTACAGGCATTATTATAAAACCTGCATAAGTATTGTTCTCGCACCAAGCACGGACTGTTGTTGGTGCAGCATTACTATCCGTATATCCATATATAACCCTACTATTTACAGCCATTGCAAACCCATCTGTAGCTGCTTGATAAACTGTATTAACAGTTTTGGTAGCCCAAGCACCAAATTGGTTTCCTGAAATTGTTTTACTGTCTGTTCCATCGTGGTCGTGTCCTGTGGTGGTGTTCGTTTGGGCAGCAATTAGGTCAGTAATATTCTTATAACTTGCCGCCTGTGCACTTGTGGTGGCGTCAGGCACAACAGGAGATGTCGTGAAGGTCTTTACTCCTGCAATAGACAATGCACCTGCCTCTATCGCACTAATTGCACTTGCTACACTTTCTGCCATTAAACCCATAATTCCTCCCTACCAACGAGGTGGCTTGACTGTAAAAAGTAGAACCACCCGTTTAATTGTTATATTATTTGCGTCATTTGAATAAAATCTTAATCTGATTAATTCTGCAACTGAATTGGGGAAATTTGCTGTATAAATCGTAGGATAAGTTGCCAAGTTAATATAAGTTTCCTCTGTTCCGTTTTTTACAAATGTGCTTGCTTCTGTTCCCCTATCTAAAGAATAATAACAATACAGATTCCCAAGTGATTCAGATGTGTATTCTATCCTTATTCCCCTGAATCGTTTTATTTGTCTGGGATAACCTAAATCAAGTTCTCCACTTCTGAAATTAAATTCTATTGCCGATTCTACTGGAGCACCGCCTCCAGCATATATCTTGACCACATAACCATCTTCTAAATAAAGATTTGGAACTGCAATAGTAGAGGCATTATTGGTATATAATTTGACTTTATATTGTATATACGCATCTGCGGAGACTGCTGTAATCTCAGAACCATCAGGTTCGGTGAATGGACCAGACCAATCTGCCGCCGAAACTGTCGCCGAATTTACTCCTGTCCTAAGCCAGAAATTAACATCTCCCGTAGTTCCCAAACTTTCATTCCAAAGTAATTGTGCCAAAGCAGTAGCGTTTATGGCTATTACAGGGCTTTTCAGCCATCCAGAAGGATATACTGTATCTTCTTCAGTCTTATAAGCAGAAAGTGGCCCAGTGGTCAGGGAACTGACTATCTGAGCACCTACATCAGCACTGATAGCGGAAGTTAAAGCCAATGTAGGATTCGTTTCCGTTCCACCAGTCGCTACCTGAGACAATGTCCCAGCATCCAATTCGGATTTTAATTTATGAACTATATCATAGGTTTTCTCGTCAGCATCTTCTCTATACATAAACCCCTCTGTTGAGTCCCCCGTATATAACTCATCCCTATCCCCTGCCCCATACCATCTACAAAAACAATTTATATGTTTAGTATCAGTAGAAAACGAATCAGTCCTAAAATCATAAATCAACTGCGTATCATTATAAGAAACTCCATTTTCACCATTGGTAAAGGTAAGGTAATATTTATCATCCTGAAAATGACCTTCACAGTCCGTAAGTTTGATGTTTAAAATCTTATCTGCTTCAACAGATACTTTATTTGAAAGTGGTTTTGTATTCTGCCCGTCAAATAAGTTTAATTGTTTGCCAGTCTCGCCTTTCTTTGAAAGAAAAATTATCCCATAACTTGATTCGGCAATACTATAAGGGGCGATACACCCGTCGTATGAATATGGTTCAGATACTGCCCAATTTGTAGGGTCTCCGTCGGTGAAAATTCTCCTTATGGAATTTCTTTTAAAAACACATAACGCCCCTGTTGGGTCGTGGGCAAGACCAGTGATTTCATCTCCATCATCTTTGGCGACATAAATATAATTTGTAGAAGGAAAGATGTCGGGATAACTGGTAACAGAAGCGATTTTAGAATAATAAAGGCAATTTTTATCTGCGGGATTCCCAGCAGTAAAAATCCTGTCTTTGTGTAGAATACCAAATTTACAAATAGGCGGAACACCGTTATCTGTGGGTGCCTGAATTGTGGTGTCTAATGCGGAATCAGCGGTGTTATCGTTATAAGGAACTCCACTTGTATAACCTAATACTTGTGCCTTTGTATGTCTTGAGTGATAATAATAAGTTGCACCGCCTACTGTAGTTCGGTAAATCCTCATATGCGTTACATTGGCAGGTGCGATTTCAAAAGTATGTAAGTCAATAGAATCAGAGGCATCCACGGCTACTGCTAAATAACCACCTCTTGAGGCTTCCTGATAACCGTCATATTCCCAAGTAAAATAATATTTATAAGTCCCTACCGCCAAAACTCCAGTTCCATTTTTAGCACCTGTTGGAGCGGTAACCATCACTTTACAACCCATTATGTCAGAAGCACCATTTGAATTATCTTCATAATCTGATACACTTTCACCTTCTACACACATTGCACCATCGAAGTAAGCTACCCCGTAGCCATAGACAGCATGAATACATAATTTTAAATTAGTAGCATCACTTTCTACTTTCCAAGTAGCAGATATAAATGTCCACTCATCTGCGGTAATATAAGGAGTCAAATATATTCTCAGTAAATCGCTTGTTACTATAAATCCATTGTCAGCACCAAGGTTTGAAGACTTTATCCATATTCCCACAGTAACACTTCTACCTCGCCAATAAGCCATTCCTTTTACTTGACCTATATCATAAACTAATCCAGCATCATTATTTTGAGGAGATGTTAATTTCACTGAATAAGAACCTAATTTTACTATACTGCTTTCTCTAGCTACAGAACCTCCATTTAAATCTGCTGTCCAACCATCAGGAGCAACTGAAGTTCCTGCACTCCAATTCTCAAAATCTCCATTAGAAATATGATTAGTAACTGTTCCAGCAGTTTTCATATTTGCATCAACGCCATTAAACAGATAATGGAAATTCTTATAAGTTACCCCGTTGTATCTTAAATTAGGCGTTACTGTGGCTAAATTAGTAAAGGTTCCTAAACTATCAGAACCGACTTTTAGGTTCGTATCATAAACACAAAGAAAATACCTGTTAGAATTAACATAAATCCTCTCAACAGCCATAACGGGCTTTGTTCCTAAAGATGTATCATTATATCTGGCTCTATTTAAACGTTTACTTATGCCTTTTAAAGAGTCAAAACGGGCATTTTGGACTATGTCTCCCGCACCCGCAGGTATGTTTAAATCAGTAAGAGAGTTAATCAGACCCAAAGAAAAATCTTTTATCTCATACTGTAATAAACCTTCATCTAACTGTCCTATCGGCATTATATCCCCCAACTATCTATATCACCCAATGAACTCGGCGTTCCTAAATGATATGGTCTAAAGGGTTCATTGAGATTTTCCTCATCCTTATTCACCCAAGAACTTGCTTCACTAATAAAACCCCTAAATTCGTTCTTTGCTATCTCTGCCTGTTGATATTCGCCCATTGCCTGTTTTGCTTTCCAAGCCATATAAAGCACTATTCCTTCTTGTAAATCAACCAAATCTCCCCTACCATTAAAGGAGTCGGAAGTGTCAGTTGTCATCTGTGTCGGCATAGCAAAATAATAAACCAAAAGACCATTAGTTTTATCAGAAGAAGATGTCGGGTATGTCCCCAGCATATCTCCTCTTTTATAGACTGCTTTGGGTGTGCCAGTATCATCGTTTCTCCAACCTGGAACATACAAATCAAGCCAACTCATAGTAACTATTTTAAGCGGTGTATAGTCAGACCCATCGTAGTAATGCACTCCACCTACCAAATCAAGTTTCAGAAATAAAGTTAAATAAGTAGAAAGACTATATTCCGCAGTCCCACTCGTAAGACTTATGCTCCCTGATGTGGGAAATAATTCTAAAATCCTTGCTATGTTATTAGCACCTCTTTGAGCCCATAAATCCATCTGCGTAGTCGTAACTGGAGAATCTGGTGCTCTTTGGCTAAATTCTGTTCTTATTTCTGACCGTATCATAAACAACCCCCCTTAAACCATTTTAAATACACTTTAAATAAATCCTTTAAGCACATCCAAATAACAATTAGCCACTCTTTCAACGTTGTAATTTTCTCTGATATATTTATAAGCATTGTTACCTATCTCTTTTCTTAAATTCTCATTTTCAATTAACTTACTCAAGCACTCCACCCACCCATCTTCCTCTTTAACCAAAAAACCAGTTTTTCCGTGTTCTATATTCTTATAAGATTCTACATCTGAGGCTACTGTCGGTATTTTAAGTGCTGACGCCTCAAGCCACCTTAGATTAGATTTACATCTGTTAAATTCCAAATCTCTTAAAGGGGCTATATTGATGTCAGCGTTCATATCCTTTAATTTCTGAGGATATTGATTTATATTCACCCAAGAATGATAATCCTCAAAGATTACCCTTTTATGTTCCAAGTAAGGAACCTCATAACCACCATATCTAAAATGAAATACTACATTAGGAAATCTATCTAAAATTTTGGGAACGATATTCTTGATTAATCTTAAATTTATATGATGCCCCGCCCCGCCTTCCCAACCGATTTTTATTCTTTTGTCCCTATGTTTCTTTAGTTTAAGATTGTCCCAAATCTCAAAATCTATTGAATTAGGTATGACGAATACTTTGGAGTTCTTGGGAGTAAATATCTTCTTTAAATAATTAGTGGAAACTATCACCCCGTGCGATTTGCGTATCTGTTCATCACCCCATAATTCTACATTCGTTCCAGGACCTACCAAATTGAAATTGGGTGAATTTGAGTTAACCGAATAGGGATTGTCGTCATATTCAGCCAGAATAGGTTGTTTATGGGCTTCCTGAAGAGCTAAAATCAACGCTATTGCTTTTTGGGTATGAATACTTTGAAATATAACTATATCACTTTGATATACAAGTTCATTTATCTCGGAAATAAACTCCTCGGTCATCTCCTTTTCCCAAAAACAAGTTAATTGAAAATCAGGTCCCCAGTAGGTAAAAGCGACTTCGTGTCCCATTCGTCGTAGATACTTGACGAAGTTCTCCATACGATAAAAAACAACTGGACTATTTAGGGTCGGCAAAAAGAGTATTTTCATCTTTTAACTATCGCTAAAACATAAGAGGGTATATCATTACGATATACAATTCCTTTTTCTAAAATCTTATAATCCCTTAAAAATCGTTCTACACCATTAGGAGTAAATCTTATATAATCAGTTCCATAAATTTCAAATCCTATTGATAAAATCCCAAATAAAACATAACCATCGTCTTTTAATAAACTCCCTATTGTTTCCCGTATCTTAAAGGGATTATCACATTGTTCGGTTACCCCATTGCAGATTATTACATCTGCTTTTGGTAAATTTATAGGGTCTTTTTCTAAATCAAGTAGTATATCTGGATTTTTGCGTTCTAATCTGTCTATCGTTTTATAGTCGTAATCAGTGAATTTATCGTTGTAATTGTGGGAATCTGACCTTCCTATGTCATAAATCAAACTTCCCTTTTTGATATAATGTTTCAGTTTGTCCTGAAACTCGTGGTATTTTGCCCTTTCAGGTGTTATGACTTCAAACACCTATATGACTCCTTGTTTTTAATACACTCATACATCCGTTTATATTCTGGGACAATATGTTCCCAGAGATATTTCTGCTCAATCAATTTACGTCCCATATATTTCTGGAGTTTTAGGGTTATATCATTTTCTGTGGGTTCTATGAACTCCACCCATCCCTCAAATTCCTTCCACGAACCCTCTTTTGTCATTAACACGGGTATATTACAGGATAATGCTTCCATAACGGTATCGTTGAATCCTTCGGTAGTTGAAGGATGGACATAAACATCAATTCCCATATAGAAGTCCTGCATTTTTTCGTGGGGAATTTCTCCAGATGATTTTTTCAGGACATATCCAGCTTTCTTCAACGACAATCCCAATTTTTTACATACCTTTTCCAGAAGTTCAAAATTTTTAGTCGGGGTCTCTGTCGTTCCCGCAAATCCTATCACTGGATTTTTATATTTAAAGAACTTATTCGTATCAATACCTTTCTTGGAATGTGGCACTCCATATATTTGGGCTATCTTCGGACTTAAAGAATTGATATAAGGACATTCATTGAATATCTTGTTAAGTTGTTCCGGTTCCCCATCATATCCGACGAATAATGACCTCTCGTTGACTATGGTTATCGCCACTTTGTTTTTATGAGATATAATATAACCATAATAATCAGGGGTAAGTCCGCTTGTTACTAAAAAATGCACTATGTCATAATCCTGCTCATTCTCAATACACTCTTTATTCCGATATGCTCCCTTAATATCATATTCATATTCAGGAAGGTATTTCCTTATGGCTAATGCGAAATTATGCAATGCCCAGTTATTAAGATTGTCAGGTAATAAGAGTATTTTCACTTTAATGCTTCTTCCAATCTTCTCATTCTTACGGGTTCGTATAAAGCCCAGTAATGAAAATTGTAAACATCTCCGCCTTTTCTATAATCAAGGTCAAGACCAAATTCAGCACATACCTTAATCAAAGTATTACTTATCTTGTTCCACGGTGGAAAAAATGTCTTTATGGGAATATACTCTTTCTTATTCTCGGATATTCTAAATTTCCAATATTCAAAACATAAGTTAAAATCATCCCTTATCTCTTCTTCGCTTATTATCGAATAGTCTTTATGCGTCCACCCGTGCAAACCAATCTGGAGATTAGGAGTTGTCATTAACCAATACCACACCTCTTTGTTGTCCCAGATGTCTTTCATCAATACGGCTATGGTATGAATTCTATTGTATTTAAGGAATAATTCGTGAACTTCTCTTAACAATCGGCAGTCAGAAGTTACGGAAATATCATCATCCCTATACAATTCTTTCATATATTTCCTTATACCGTCGGCAGATTTTTTCCCAGTTGTAATTATCTTTTATGAAATTTCTGGTAATGTAATTATTTAAGGCATTAAAAAGACTATCATAGTCGTTTTCTATGATTGTAATATTTGTTCCCAATTTATCCCATATCCCAGTTTTTGTGGTGATTATATCCACATTCATAGACAATGCTTCAAGTATCACATTAGAACATCCTTCGGTTGTGGAAGGGTGAACCAACACATCAATAGAACGATAGAAATTAGGCATCTCGTTAAAGGGTATCTGCTTTTCTTTGTAAAACAAACATTTCAAAGTCAACCCCAATTCCTTACAGACTTGTTCTACTAGTGGATAACCTTTTCTATCTGCTTTTACACCAATAAATCCTACTACGACATTTTTGGACGGATTAAAAAACTCCAAATCAACCCCATTAGGAAGATACTCACAGTTATACATCTTGGCTATCTTTTCACTTACCGAGGTAACTTTAGCGACTTTCTGTATCATTTCTTCCAATATGGGAATTTTTACACAATCACCCTCAAGTAATGACCTTTCATTAGTAATGGTTAATACACATCTGTTATAAAAACCATATTGCTTAAGGTATTCATTATGGCAATCTATCCCGCCAGTATAATTAAAGTGGACTACGTGATAATAAGGGAATAAACCAATCAATTTTTCATTATTTCTGTGCCCCTGAATGATTTCGATTTGGTGTTCAGGGATATATTTCTTTATAGCCTTACAACGGTTATGGGATGACCAATCATTCAAATAATCAGGTAGAAGTAAAATCCTCATTTAATCCCGTGAAATCCCATCCATTGTGGTATTTTTTTTGTATTTGATGTATCTGGGACATTATAAAAAATATTTTTTATCTCTAAATCATTCAAATCTTTCAGAGTATTCCTGAGTTGCTTTTCCGTAAATATCCTTGTGTGATAAGGATGATTGATTATGCCCTTTTTTGCATTAAAACTTCGTGGATGAGGAACAGAACCTATAATCAAACCCCCATTTTTTAAAACCCTTAATGCTTCTTTTACTACTTTATCAACATCAAAAACATGTTCCAATATCTCTGAAACTATCAATACATCAAAATATCCATCTTTAAAGGGCAGATTCTCGGCTCTTGCTACCTTCGCTATTATTCCTTTCTGACAAGCAAGGTTAATCATCTGAGGGTTTACATCTACCGCATAAACAGTCGTGCCTGGTTTTTTCTGCAAAACCAGTCTTTCGAAACCACCGCTATTACAACCTAAACTTAAAATCAATAACCTCTCATCAGGAACCCAATTCAATAACTGTTGTGCCCTTGCCCAACCAGTATGGTTAGGGTTAAAATATTTTTCTTCCCTGTCGGTATCTATATGATATACTTCGTGGGCTTTTACTGCCTCATCTTCTGATTTAAAATATGGCATCTTTCTCTAATCCAGCTCTTTTCCAAAAAGTATCATCAATGGAAACATTGAATTCCTTGTAAATCCTAATTTTTTGTTTCGTGGCTTCTTTTATATCCCTAAAAGTATCGAGATGGCTTAAATCAACTTTCCTCATTAAAACATTCATTATGGGAACAAATTTATAACCTTCTTTGAATAACTCTATGAATAAAGCCTCATACTGGTCTGTATGTTTACAATCGGTTCTATAAGGATGTTTTAGGATAATCTCTTTTTTGTATGCTACCGTCGGATGACTTATTCCTCGGGGATAGTTCTTATAATCATAATTAAAAGCCATTTGTGTCCGTTGTGGACGACCTTGTATATCTACATTATTCACCGAGTGATAAAGAATATCTGTATCGGGATGTTTTTTAAAATAATTATAAGTAATTTTAGCCTTATTTTTATGGTAAATATCCCCTGCGTCAGTTACACAGATTATATCGGCTAAGGAATATTTATTACCCTCATTCCTACACCAACCCGCCCCCATCCATTCAGTAGTTTTGAACAACCTTATCCTATTATCCTTGTTCTTAAAATATTCCATTACCTCAAAGGTAGAATCAGTAGAAAAGTCATCAACGGCGATTATCTCAATATCCTTTAGGGATTGTCCTATCAGGCTTTTGAAGGTCTGAGCGATAAATGACCCACAATTCTTTACAGGCATAACAAAAGATATTTTAGGTTTCCTCATATGGGTCTATAAATTTTACAGGTATCTCATCTATCCCTAAAGACTTGGCAATAGCCATACGGTGGCATCCGTTAAGTATAACCCACTGGTTTAATGGGTATCCGTCATCTCTTTTTCTTTGTATCAATATGGGGAACTTAAGTCCATTTCTTCTTATATCCACATACAAAAGATAAAAGATAAATAATTTATCTTTATTAACTATTTGACAAAATTCATTATCACTTATTATTTTAATTGCTTCTTCCCAATAATTGAGTTCGGTGTTGTAAAGAATTTCTCTTAACTTTTGTCTTACATCCAGCATTTGTTGTATTTCCCTATTGGCTTCACTTATCCTTCTAATGGAATTTACATCAAGATTATTTCTCAGTTTGGAGATGTCCATATTTTTTAGGATAAAGAGTCTTTAATCCTTCCAAAGTAACAAGGGCGAATTCCTCAAATTCTTCTTTAGTCATATGGAAACGGTTATTACGATAATGAAAGTGAATCATATCACCCTCAAACTGGGGGTCTTGAAGTTCTATCTGGAATAAATCCCCATCGTGTTCTGGTATCTTAGGAAGTTCGTTAAGTCTGTGTAATAAATCACAAACTCCTCGTTCCGCAGGTCTCTTCCCACCCTCAACCCAAGAATGATAACTCTGTGCTATCCCTTTACAGAAAATCTCATATTCACCCGTTCCAAAAAGTATTCTTAAATTCCTGATATGTAAATGGAACTCCTCTCCTCTTTCGGTCTGAAACCAACAAGGTGCGAGTTTATTCTGTCCTGAAATCTTTTTTGTCGCTAAAATCTGTAAATTATGTCCCATTATAAAAAATTTGTATGTTGTTTCTCTGATTTTAGGTATTCTAAAATCTCATTATATTTCGTATATCGGCAAGGAGGACAACGATTGACATTTATCTTCCTTATCACTTCCTGTCGTTCTTTACTTTCCCATATTTCCTTGAAAGTGTTTTTATATAAATCCCCAAAACAATATTGCGGAAGTCCTCTTAATTGGCAACAAACATACATCTTTCCATTAGCAGCAATAACACTTAAAAGATTATGTCCTAAACACTCGTTATAACCCTTGTCTTGATTACCCAACTCCTCAAACCTGTGAATTATGGGATAGACTTTAAATTTATCATCTACATATTTAATAAGACATTCGTATATTTGTCGTTTCGTTTCGGTCAGTATTTTCTCACTCAACTCCATCCCCCGCATAAAAACAGGTCTTATCTGTAAGTATGAAGCCCCTGCCTCTTTGGCTAAAAACGCGGCAGAGATGATTTCGTCATAATTGTAGGGATGAACTAAAAACGCCACCCCAATATCAAGTTCGGGTGAATTAAGTCGCATATACTCAATCCAATTAAGAATATGCCTCAAATTATTCCTTTGGGGTTTGTGCAACTTGACATAGGTGTCCTCTTCTCCCGCATCCAAACTTATTCTCACAAATCTACAAGTTTTGATAATCGCATCACTTTTTTCCTTATCTAAAAGACCTCCATTAGTAACAAGGGCGACCTCCATCCCTCTTTCCCTAACGAAATGAAGGGCGAGGACTATATCAGGATGGGTGAGAGGTTCGCCCCCACCAGTAAAAGTTATAGATTTTATCCCTACCTCTGAGAGTTGATTGATAATGTCAAGTAACTTATTCTTTTCTAAATAGGTCTTTTCCCTCTTTCTGAACTTTCCGTTAATGCACCAAACACACGAATGATTGCATAGATTAGAGGGGTCTATCTCGCAGGATACAGGATAAGTCAATTCCCCTTTTGCAATCTGTAATAATTTCTCCGGATGATTTAAAACCTTATAAGAACTAAATATCTTTAAGTTCACCCATCAACTCCATTTTCTTTGTCTTTTTATCAAGTAGATACTTATTAAAGTTAATATCATAAAGTTTCTTTAAAAGTTCTGCATTACTTCCATATTCAATCAAAAGTTGTGGCATAGAGGATTCGGCAACTCCCAAATCAACCAATTTTCTATATAAAATACTTTCGTGGACTCTTTTAAAAGCATTGGCATAAACCCTATAAATACAAAGTGGTTGTTCGACATAGCAAGTCTTGACTTTTGCCTTTATTAATAAGTTATAAAACATTCCCCAATCACCTACACCAGAGTAGGAATTATACGGGTATTTAAGGATGGTTTCTTTTTTATACCCAACCGTAAAATGACCAATACAGAAAAGTCCTGTTTTTTTAAGTCGTCTCTTTGAAAACTTAATAACCTCGATGAAACTTGGTATTGTTTCGTCAACTTCTCCAAACCTATTTCGCTGAAGATAGGAACTGTAAAACATACCGTATTCACTACTTTCTTTAAATTTCTCATAAGTTATTTGAGCCCTTTCGGGCATATACCAATCATCTGAATCAGTAACACAAATAATATCTGAAGAAGCAATTTGATTTCCGATATTCCTCGCCCTATCAATCCTTTCGTCAACCGGTAAGTCAATGGGGTCGAGATATTTTTTGATAATGCGTTTGTCTTTATTAACAAAAGTATCTATAATATCCCTTGAATCATCAGTAGAATCATCATCAATTATTATTATCTCTATATCTTCTAATGTTTGATTTCGTAATGTTCTTATTGCATCGGGTAAATAAACTGACTTGTTCCTGTTAGGCATTACAAACGAAATCAATGGCATTACTGTTTTTCTTCTATCTTTACCGCTATTTCTTGCGGAGTCATTTCATCAACCGCCTTCTCCGCCACATCCGCTTCCCTGACTTCAAGTCTATAATATGGTTCTTTCTTTCCCCCACCGACATCCCTGTCCTCAATTCCTACAACTCTTACTACTGTATTTAAGGGGAATATCTCATTGTGGTTTTTTCGTAAGAGACTCTTTATGGCGTTGGCAGAAATCTCCACAATAGGAAAAACATCTTCAACCTTATTTTGATACATAGTATCTATTATTATTTTTCTGATTCCTGCGGATTCCATATAAAATCCCTTCCTTTTTCTAAAATAGCATAGATTATCTTTTTGTAATTTTTCTTGTCTAAAATCTGTTTATAATAAATCCTTCCCGCTGTAATATGTTCGGGGTTGGGATTCTTCTTTACTTGGCGTATCTTCTCTGTTAACTGAACTTTTGCCTTACCATAATCATCCCTATTCACATTCAAATCTATATATTCCAAATGGGGCATTTCAAAGTTAGTGATTACCTGCCTTCCACCCAAAAGAAAATGTATTGGTGTCTGCGGGAAACCATCGTGGATACTAATCCTGACGTTCATAGAACACATCTTGATTGCATCTTTGATTTCTACAAAAGGCAGATATTCTATGTTTTCCTCTTTTGCTTTTTTGCCCCCTCCAAAGAACTTAAAATCTATATCAGGCATTGACTTTGCCACATCCAAAAGAAATTCCTCATTGTGCATAGGATTGGTGTCGGAATAGTAAACCCCTACGGTAAACTTGTCTGGTAAAGGTATATCTTCTGGTATGTTCTCACATAGTGGCATATAAACTTTGTGTGCCTTTATTCCTATCTCTCCCAATTCTTTCTCTAAGAAATCCGAGTTGCATAAATGAATATCTATATGTTTAAGGATTTTATCCCTGACATATTTTAATGTTTCCCAGTTAAAACCTGTCCTTAACTGCCAGACATCTGTTCCTATCCATTGAATTACCTTTAGACAATCTTTAGGGGCGTTGGCGAATATCTTTGCGTGATTTTCTGCCGCCAAAGGATAAAATCCCATCACATAAATCATTTTGTATTTATGTTCAAACATTGACGGTATCTGAACCAAGGATGTGTTAGGATGAGCACCGAAATAATCTGCGTCTAAAACTTTCGCCCTCTGTATCGCCTGATAGGGTGCACCTAATGTAGAAACACAGATTGGTTTTTCGGGTATATTGTTTATCTTTCTGATATGTGAAACTTTTTCTAAATAAGTGAATTTTTTATTTCCACTTATACTTTGTTCATTAGAAGGTTCTGTCATAAATACAGGGTCAGGAAGATAATATCCCTTATGTCCTTCTTTTGTAATCCTAATAAACAAATCCCAATCTTGAAAAAACTCTAAATTCTCGTCAAATCTGGGAAAAATTTCCCTTTTCATAGGGGACATTGTGGAGATATAATTCGATGTATTTAATAGATATGGGTCAAATGGTCTTGAGGAAAATACATTTAGACTTTCCACATTCCATCTATAACCAGAATATACAAATGAACAATCTGAATTATCCTCAAAGGTATCTTTAATCAGTCGCAACATCCCTGCCAAAAGAATACAATCAACGTCAAAGAAAAAAACTATCTCGCCAGTGGATTTGTCAAACCCGAAATTCCTTTTTGCTGAAGCAAGTTCATTTTCAATTTCATAATACGAAATCCCTGTTTCTTCGCATATCTTTTTGGCTTCTTCATTTTCTTTCCCTATTACGATAATTTCCTTGTCTGTGTAATCTTGTTCCTGGATTGAAAGTATGCATCTTTTTAGAAACGTATTATCCTTTTTGTGTAAAGGAATGATGAACGAAAATTTCATACTTTATCCTCCAGTTTAAAAACTTCATCTCCCACGTGCCCCACCGAAAGGGTCGTATTCACATAGATTTTGTATCCCGTTTTTCTTGCCTCTTTACAAAACATTATATCTTCTGAATAATCTCCCCTATAAAAGAACCAGGGTTCAGATAATTCCTTAAAGACCTTTTTCCTTATCAACATTACCCCTGTTCCCACGGCATCCACTTCAATCAATTCAGATGTCCTATCCACCTTCTCCGTCTGGATAAGTTCTTTATTTTCATTGAAATAAAATATATTCGGTGGATGAGGTTTAATCCTACCTGGATAAAGAACTCCTACAATATCCTTTGAATTAAAATAAAGACGATGTAAAGTATCTGGGGGAAAAGTCATATCTGCGTCTATAAAACAGATATAATCCGCCCCAACATCAAGTCCTGCGTGCACTAAAGCATTTCTGGCATAATGTACCTGTCGGCTTCCTATGATAATTGAATAAGTTAGTTTAAATATCGGATGTTCCCGCCAATAATCAAGTAAATGAAGCAAACTATCAACCGTGTGTGCTTTGAAACTTTCTAAAACAGGTATCCCTAAAAAGATAGTTTCCATAATTTTGGTGGAGGTTTTTTAGGCAAAAGCCACGGAAAACCCCCAAAACCTAATTACATTACGCTGTTGAGTTATTAACCAGAATAACACCTGCGGATTTGTTCAAGATTTTTGCAGCCATTGTAATCTTGAAACCCACAGTTGCCTGTTGGTTAACTGGGTCAGCAGTTCCAGCAGAACCGAGTTGTTTAATGAACATCTCATAACCTTTTTGCTTGTTACCTTGTCCAGAGATTTCAGTAACTCCATATGCGTGAGGACCGAATATGATTGTTCCATAAACAGTTCCAGAACTCGCAAGAAGAGTATCGCCAGACACAGCATAAGCAGGGGCATCAGAGGATTCAACAAACCTTACTCCGCCTACCTGTCCAACCTCACCCTTATACATTAATTCAGGTGAAGTATATTTCTGCCATCCCTTCCATCCAGAAGCGGTCATAAGTGAATATGCCATCTTCGGATGTATAATCCCAACGTATAACCCATCATCAAACGGGTCAACATTGTTATTTCTTAACCACATCGCACCGTGTTGAACTTGTTTTACGGTTAAACCTGATGTAGTCATAGCTACTACTGTTGCCGAAGTTGCTAATCTTGCGTTGTTATGAAGCATAGCAAAACCTTCTTGGCTTTGTGCAGTCGTGCCAGTAATACTTCCAGAATATATCCTCGCTGTGATAGCGGAAGCATTTAGAAGATTCGTCAGTGAAGAACGCACAAGAACATCAGCAACTATAAAACCAACCTGTTCTCTAATATAGGTATCTACTGTTCTAGCGGCTTTCTCGCCCATCAATGTTGCAGCATCTTCAAGAATGGGGTCAATCGCAGTCATAATCAGTAAATCAGAAACTCTCGCATAAGCACCTCTTTGAATCAAGGTCGCACTAACCGTAGTTGCCGAAAGTAATACTTGTGCAGGTGCTGTCAACTCGGTCATATTGGTTGTTACCGCAGATTGGTCTGCGAAACGATACCATTGGACCGTTTTACCACTTTGTGCGGGTAGAGGTTTTTTGTCCCCGAATTCGTAAAAACGAAGTTTCGGTAACATTCTCTCTAACCCAACTTTTTCATAATAGGTCACGACGAGTGTAGTTAAACCAGCACCCGACGTTCTCTGTCCAGCCATTTTAATATCTTTCTATTCTTTCTAATCCAGCACGTTTAGCCAGTTCTTTTGAAGTAAGTTTTACATCGTTGATGTCTGGCATCGGTTCTTCAGGAGTTTTGGTCTGATGTTCTACCTGAGCCGATACTTTCTGTTTTTCTATCTCTGCTGTTTTGAGATTCACCTCATCCTCTTTGGCTTTTGAGAGTTCATCAAATTTCATCCCCTTGATGAGATTATAGACGGTCAATACGGCGGATTGGTTCAATTTTGAATTGTTGTCCATCCTGCCTAAATATGCGTCAATCTCTGGTTCAAGTTGTGCGAAATCCGGTTTAGAACGCAGTTTTGATTTCTGCTGTTCTACCGCTCTCTCGGCTCTCAACTCTACAAGTGGTTCTGATTCTTTCCTTGCAATCGCCTGAGCCATTTCAGCCTGTATGATAAGATTAGCTCTAACAGGACCATATTGAGCCTCTAAAGTATTGTAACGACTTTCAAGCATAGTCAGGACATCTTCTTGAGCATTAGGTTTTGGTGTTGTCGTCGGTAATGGTGGCGGTGATGTTTTCTGCCCCGTAACATTACCATCGGCATCAAACTCAAGATAGGGTTCAAGAATTTCCTTATACTTTGAAAGTAGTTGTGCTTTTTTGGTTGTGCCTTTTTCTAATTCCTGATAAGCCTTGACCACATCATCTGAGGTCTTGAATTTACCAAGAATAAGAGGTTCTTTTGATTCTTCCGTTTTCCCTTCAATAGGTGAAGGGGCGGGTGTTTCAACTACTGGTGTTTCGGGCTTCGGTTCTTCGGCTTGAGGTTTAGTTTCTCCCTCTGGTTGCAACATTTCTTTGAGTTTCTCTAAGGGGACATCCTGCAAGTTCTCGTTGACTTCTTCAGCCATTTTGTTCCTCCTTCTCTTCGTCGGTTAATTTATAATTCAATCTTTCATAAATCTCATCTATCGTATCAAGCCCACCCTGTAATTTGTAAAATGCAGAATCACGATTACATTTCCTGAGCTTGGAATATTTTTCATTAAATAGTTCGTCAATTATATTCTTTACTACTTTCCATCCCTCCGTAGTCATCGTTTGGTGTAATAACGATGAATCGGAAGAATTTAAAATTTTCTTCATTGTCCCCCAGGTATCATACTACCCATATCTGACCTGACTTGATTAGCTCCCATTGCACCACCAGAAATCTGGTTGACTAAGGCGTTCATATCCATAGGAGAACCACCTGCCCCACCTTGTCCACCTTGTGCTTTTGCCTGGGCTAACATTTGTTGCTGTTGTTTAAACTGTTGAATTTCTTTTCTTAAAATTTCTTCTACTTTATCTTTGTCCTCAAATCCCAATGCTTCGTATAACTTCACCCAGAACTTGATATGCAGTTCCCCTGGCGGAATACCCGTAGCACCCAAACTTTCAAGTGCCCGTGAAAGGTTCATCACCTTCATCTGCTGGTCAAGTGCATACCGAGAGCCCTTAGCCCTGAACTCATAATCGCCAACGATAAGTTCGGGCGTATATGTTTCGGCTTGACCTTCGGGATTAAAGATTTTATAGCCAGGGGTGAGTAATTGAAGATTCAAATCAAAAAACTTTTCCCACATCGGTTCAAGAACCATCTTTTCCAAAAAGTTCAAATTTAATTTTATTCTCTCATTAGCCATACTCTGAAGTAACATAAGTCCAGAGGATGTTCTGTGTATATCCTGACCTGTTGAGGCGGGTTGAATTGCTTTTACAGCACCCGTTACCTCTTCAATGTTGTTTTCTAATACCTGACACTCCACCATCGCCCCTGCGGTAACATCAGGACATTCGTCCCATTTGGTTGCATTGATACCCCCAGGTCTTAAACGTAGTCTCCCACCTGGTTTCCTTTCAAAAATATTCATCACCTTTGGGTCAATAGAACCTTCTTCATACATAAAGATGGGTTGTAAGATTTGGTTTAAGTTATCTATTCTTTGGTTCCTCTTGTCATTCAGTTCTTCCTGCAAACACTCAGAAAGTTCAGGTATCCCAATTCCATAAAACTCGCCCATCATTGGAAGCCAAACGCCTTTTAGATACATCGTATCCGTATTCCAATAGGGGAAAGGTTCGTCCCTGACTAAAATCTCTCGGTTGGCTACGGTTAAGAGATAATTCTCCATTTTCTCGGTCTTAGGATTAAACCAAGGAGTCTCGCACTCTAAAAGTTCCACATACTCCGATAAATCCTTTGCCTTTTCTTTAAGGGTAGATGAGGCTTCATAAGAAGGTTGACTAATGCCTAAGTTAGAAAGTCTTGAATGGGGGAAGTCCTCATTTTCAGGAAAAGAAGTTCCAAGGACTTTTTCTTTATTAATGTAATTAGTCCCTTTGGTAAACTCATCAATAGTCTTTATTGACCTGAATACCCTCGCCCCGTCGTTGATATTAACCGATTGCTCTGCGGGGTAGAAATCAAATAAATCTATATTCTCAAATACTGGTCCGTCATATTTAATTATCTCTTTGGGTTTCTTTGAATAACCTTTTAATTTCGGCGTGGTAACTTGTTTTTCCTCCCCAGTGAGTTGGTCCTTGATGGTTTCTATGACATTCTCCATTACTTTCTCAAGGGTAAATTTTGTCCGAGTGTCTTTCTTCCAAGAAATCTTTGCTATGGAAGTCCCACGAATAAGAAGTTGAAGACAGAAGAAAACATACTGGGTAAAAAAATCTCCCCGATAAGTCTGGGAACGGATTAAATTGGAAACATATTGGTTTGACGGCACGACATCAAAGTTCGGGTCAACCGCATTTGTGTTATTTATAAGCCGTGATAATAAAGTCATTACCGCTTTATGTGTTTCTGGGATAAAGAGGTTAGACATATAATCATATTTCTTGGGGGTAGGGATACTTAAAAATAAATCATCCCAATCCTCCCATTTATCCCGCAAGTCTTTATAATAGTCTTTGGAGTCGGAGAACTGTTCTACAACAAACTGGACTTTGGGTTCAGTTATTTTTTCTATTTTTTTCTTAGCCATTATCTTTTCCTTTTTCTACTTTTCTTTTTCCCAATTCTTTCGGGTAGAGACGAAACATTAGAAGTTTCGTAAACCATTTGTTCAACCTTGCTTTTAGCTATTTTTCCTTTACCAGCAAGAGAAAATAATTTTCTCATTTGAACCTTGCTTCTTATTGCGTGTCCTTTAGGCATATTATCTCCTATCCATATTTAGTCCATTTCCTTGAACTCTTTTCTCCCCGTATGTCTATATCCCTATAATCCCCAGTATAAATAGGGTCTGAAGCCGCTATATAACGTAAAGCATCCATACAGTGGTCCATAACTTTCTTGGGGTGTTCTTTAGGGTTCTTTTCTTCTTCGTGGTATTTATAGGTGTCCCACCTGTATCTTGTGAGCTCTTTTAAGACAGTGAGACAATCATCAAAAATGTATAACGAGGGTTTCTTGGTTTTATCATTGACCGAAAGCAATGCCTTGACTTTATTCACACCAAAGAGAACATCATTGTTAGCGGGCTTAGTATATATACCGAAACGGGCATATTCATCCCTTAACGATTTCAATTCTGGGTGTGCTGGGTTTCTATTGCACGCTGAGGGGTCAATGAAAGTGCAACTTATCTCATCCAAACCTATTCTTGCCTTCAAATTACGGGCATTTCCCTCCACATTGGTATCCATTACATAGTATTCATCGTAGATGTAATGCACTCCATCTGGCGAAATCGCCCAAAAGACGGCTGCGGTGGGGTTATTAATCCCTGGGTCTATACCTATCAACCGTGTCCAGTCTTTAGGAATAGGGAAACGTTTAATTAAATGAATCTGGCGATTAAATTCCTTATAGACAAGTCCAGCGAATTCTACAAAATTACCTTTTAAGCGGGCTTCTTTCTCTTCGTCAAAGTAACTCTTTTCTAATTTATCCAGTTCGTTCCTATCTATATAAGGATTTTCATAAGTTGACATAATAAAACACTCTATGTCAGGGTCTTCCTTATTTTCCCAAACCTCGTAGATGTCGTCATAAACCCAGGTCATTCCGTGAAGAGGAGTCTCTGTGATAAGGATGGTTCCTAAAGTATCCACTATCCTCATTCGGCACTCCTGATAGACTGACCAGGCAGGTTCCTCGTCAAACCAGATTAAATGCTTCCTTGTCCCTTGAAACTTCTCCCAGCCAGAGTCTACTGATTTGAATCCTATGGTAGAACCGTTTGTGAGTTCAACTATCTTGTCGGTTTCGTGCCAATTTAAGAGATACCTCTGACCCAGTAGCTTCAAGATAATGGGTTGGGTGATGTCCCGTGAAGAAGGAAAGTCTAAACTAACCACCCAAATATCCACAGGAGGTTTAGGTAACTGTCTATAAGGATGAGTCCCCGTAGCCCACCAGATTACCTCTTGTGCCCCTGCTGTGGTTTTTCCTGACCTATTTCCCCCGAACAAACCCTTAATCCGAGCTGTTGAGGAATGAAACCTCTTGGTAGTCTCGTTAATAGGTTTGTAAGTGAGAAAAGGGGTTGTTTTTAATTTATCCAAGAAGTAGAGTTTGGTTTGTTTATCGCCCTTTACTAGGGTATCAATATAGTCGGTTATATCCATTCAGGTTCGTAAAGTCAAAATAAGACTTGGGATAAGAATAAGGGTTAAACTGGTTTTGGTAGGATGGTTGATTCCTTTCATAATTCTTTGCCCAAAGGTTATAATTCGGAAGAGGGAACATCCTGCCATATTGAGAGAATAAGTCGCTTATAGTCCGTGGACCCCACTCTTGATTTTGAGCCATAGGATTACCCAACATACGCAGTATTCCCTGGAAAAGGTCTGGAGAAACCTGAGAAGTAGTATTTATGGGGGTCGTAGCAGCAGTTGGGGCCTGAGTAGTTCCAGTAGTAGTTGGCTGTGATACTGTTGGTGTGGTGGTTGTATTCCCACCCAAACCCTGAAATATTCTGAATTGTTCGGTGTTCACCATATTCTTAAATATGTCAGGTAATATTTCGGGGTCAGGAAATCCTTTAAAAGATGTTATCATCTTACCTCCAGTAACTATATGTATATTATTCAATAGTTCGTTGAAATTAGCCCTGTCTGTGCTCGGTTATATCCAATTTTTATGGTTTAGTGTCCATTTAATAGTTTTTTCCAAACTATCTTCAAAGGTCAAAGGAAGTCTCCATCCCATCTTTTTCATCTTGGTCCCGTCTAAGGCGTATCTAAGGTCGTGTCCAGGTCTAGAAGAATGGAAATCCACCATTTCATATTTTAAAGGTTTCCCCACCACTCTTGAGATGAATTGAGCAAGTTCAAGGTTATTAACTTCTTTTTCACCTACAATATTATATTTATCTACCTTTCCGTTTTTAAGAAGAAAATCAATAGCGGATGCGATATTACGGCAATGTATATAGAATCTACTTCCTGCTTTAGTCTTTTCAGGGTTAGAGTGGATAGTTACAGTTTCCCCATTCAAGACTTTACTGATGACTAAAGGGATAAATTTCTCAGGGTGTTGACGTTCCCCAAAGGCGTTCATAGTGTGGGTAATCAAGACAGGAAGTTTATAAGTATTTGCGTAAGCCAGACAAAGTTCCTCTCCCCCTGCCTTGCTAGCGGAATAAGGATTCCCTGAATGATAACGGTCCCATTCCCTAAAAAGAGTTCCTTGGGGTGCGGGTCCGAAAACCTCATCCGTAGAAAAGTAAACGAATTTCCTTAAATCCTTCTTTCTGGCGAAATCTAACATCCTCATCGTCCCTAAGACATTCGCCATCACAAAGGGTTCGGGGTTCGTAATAGAGTTATCTACGTGGGTCTCCGCTCCCAAATGAATAATGTAATCTAAATCCCCAATCTCTTTAATGACTCCTTCAGACAAAGGAAGGGTAAAGTCTGCAGTAATGGTCTTTACTCTCTTGGTGTTATAACAAGAGATGTCTCTTAAACGCTGAAACCCAAAAGAGGCATAATTTAACTTATCCAAGACAATTATCTGAAAATCGGAGTTCTTAAGGAAATGTTCAACAATATGGTGCCCTATAAAGCCACAACCCCCCGTGATAAGGATATCCATCGTTTAATAACCAAATCGTCAAAATTAGGGGCTTCCCTGCTTAAATAAAGGGTATTAGCAGAGTGTATGCCAGGATGCTAATTGACATTAGGAAAAATGTATATAAGGTTGGTAAGCTACAACAACCCTCTACCTCTCTACCCTCTACCCCCACCTATCCCTTACTCTTATGTATGTTTACATTACTTTGTATTAATCTTATTAATCAAGTTAACATAATAATTAATATGGGAAGTTACTGCCTCTTACTATATTGTTATATATCAATGAGTTATGTATATTCATATAATTATGTAGTTGTTTGTGCTGTATCACATACTACAGCTTGTGGTATGGTAACAAAGTATTCAGCTATCTTTTTATCTATCTCTTCTTCGGTTAGGCCTGATTTGGTTATATTGGCTATAACTTGTTGTATAAGAGGAGTTTGGGCCAACACTCCAGTGGATTGAAGTATATCTTTTTGTTGATAATACTTTCCTTTCAATGCCTCGTCCACAAATTTATGTGCTACTCCTAAACTATTAACCCACAATATGTTAAGTCCTCTTACCTTAAGAGCTTGCAAGAATTTAGGTTGTCTCATATAGGTATAATAGGTCTTTTTAGTTATGCCAGCTAATTCTATACGTTCTTTTATGGTCTTACGGGCATATTCAGGACTTCCTAATACATCCAGAAGCGATATTTGCTTTGGTGATAACTTAGTATCTAATGTCTCTAATGCAATATTATCCATTTTGTTTTAACTTTCTGAAAGAGCTAAATAATCACAATCTATATAAGAATAATCAATCTCTTCAATAAATTGACCCTTTATCCCTATTTTTGCTAAAAAATCACTACAAATCGTTCTTGTCTCTATTATATTCATCTTTAAAAACCACCCCTATACTCCCCTATATTTGTAACCGTTTTGTATTATTTGGGCTTCTTTATTAGTTATTAGATAGATGCCTTAATAAATGCACAAGGGGCAAGAGCCCAGGCAAAGGAAGTCAAATTATTCCTTGAGAGCCATAAATACTCTTATCCTGAAGTGTTTTTAAGGGGTATTGAAGGCTTATTAACTGATGAAGCCATTACAGAGGATTTAAAAGGAAAAGCAAAGAATTTAGTTTAAGGTTGCTCTATTTCCCAGTTATCATTATATATTCTGGGATATTTCCTGCCTTGCTTCTTGCGGATACTTAACTTTTGGGCTTGGTCTATTTGTTTTGTCCCGCCTACTGTAAATTCCCTTTGATATTTAGTGCCTTTCTTTAATTCCTTCTCTACTTTCTTGCATATCTCTTTACAGGTTTTAAATCGGTAACACTCTGAACAAAAAGGCATATCTCACTCCTTTTGTGAAATACGCCTCTTAGCCCAGCGATTGCCTACTAAGCCAGCATTTTAGTTAAATCTATATTATTTTTTTCTCCCCTTATCTCTAAAACTAATACAGGTAATCCATCTTGAAATTTAAGGGTAAGTTCTCCATTCTCATATTGTTTTAAAAGTTCTCTTAATCTTTCCCAGTGCGGCTTTTCTTCGGTCATAGGATAATCAATATAATCCCGCAAAATATCCTAATTACCCTGCCCATTTGCCACAAAAACCTTGGTTCAAATGCCCACAGGATACTTAAAATGCCATCAATTATAAGAATAACACCGATAACCTTAATCACATCCACCCCAACTCCTCATAGACCCATATAATCACTGACATCATCAGGACTATTGGAAAAAATAAAATAATTAAAATCCATACATTGCCTACCACATTTCCAACAAAATCCCGTTTCTTTCATTATAACCCTTTAGAGACCCCCCGCCCCTTATTCCCAGTGCCTTTCAAACACTTTTTCTTAACAGGAGGTCTCATAGGTTTTTAAGAGTTCTGACATTTCTTGAATAGTCCACTTGTGTATCATTCGGGCTTTTTGTTTGAGCGAAATATATTTAATTTTTCCCAAATAATCACGCACAAACTCCGCAAACAACACGGGATTAGAATGGCTATAAAAGTGATGAGAGTGGCAAAGACAGACAAGGTTATCCAAATCCCAGCGTATAGAGCGGTAGCGACGTGAAAAAATATGGCAACACTCAAGTCCTTCAGTCTTTTTACACATTCCCCAAGCACAGTATCCCCTCCCTCTCACTATTTCCGAAACAACTTTATCAAGTTTCCGAGTTAAACCACTTTTTGTGATTTTTCTCATTTAATTGCAAATTCCTTTCTACAAAAAGGACAAGAAATAATCCCTTTATGAAAATTATGTTTTCCATAACTTAAAATTATCTCAAGATTTTCTATTCTATTATCATCCTTAACACCGTTCTTATGATGAACTACCTCGTTTTTAAGTAATTTTCTACCAAGATGTTTCTCCATAATTTTTCTATGTTCTGAATAATATTTATGATTTATTAAAACACGATTATAACCATTACTTTTTGTCTTACCACCTACCCAACCCCCATTCCTTTTTCCTGTATTAGCACACCCTCCAGAACAATAATGAATTTCTTTTCTTTGGGCTAAAATTTTTTTCCCACACCCCAAACACAATCTTTCTTTTAAATATCTTCGTGTAAGTCCCTGTTTCCCATTAGGACACCAAATAAAAGGTCTTTTGTTCTTATATTCAATCTTATCCATTCCAAGCACAATACCCCCTTGCCCGAATAATCTCGGAGCATACCTTATCTAATTTATGAGTTAGGCTTCGCTTTGTGGGTTTTCTCATCTTTTAATTTTTCTATACATTTTTTAATAGCATTAAAATATTTTTCTATACTTTTTGGTAAATGAACATATTCATCATTTTTTAATTCAGTAGTATTGTGGGATAAGGCTATTGCACACCCCAAAACTGCTAAAGCAACCAATCTCCACTCATCAATAATCAATTCTCCTTTTTCATCAAAATCATTGTGGGGAAAAGTGCATAAACAACCTATATCATCATTCTCTTCAGAAAATCGGAAAAATTGTTTATTTGCTTCATAAACCATTTCACCCATCTTAAAACCCCCCGCTTATTTGATTTTCCGCCCTTATTGAACACTTTAAACTATTTATTACCTCTTTTTGGGCTTTTATTTTGGCTTGGATTTCTCGGTAATTACCTTTTGCGGTATTTAATATTTTCCCAGCAGAGATAAGTTCGGTAGTTAATCTGACTACTTCATTAGTGGCTTCCAGCATCTGTTGCATCTGAACGCCTACGTCGTGGCTTGCGTCTAACATCTTCCCTCCATAAGGTTAGGGGGTGGTTGGTTAGTAGATAACCATTGTAAAATTTCATATTTCATTGTAGGGTAAAATCCAGGCTTATAATATGTTCCATCAATAAATTTTAATACATCTTTTAATAATTTTTCCGCCCAAATAAGTCTTAAAGATAATTCTAATTCACCCATCCCATCCTCCTTTGTGCAAGGTAAGTCAAAGTAAATTCTCCATAGTTTGATTTATTCTTCTTTGGGCGATTTCAAAATATTTAGGTTCTATCTCAATGCCGATGAAGTTACGACCTAATTCTTTACAAGCCACCCCCGTTGTGCCTGAACCCATAAAGGGGTCAAGGATAGTTTGAGCAGAAGGTCTTAATTTTAGCAAATGCTTATATAAAAGGACGGGGTTTTCGTTTATGTGTAACTTTTTATCTTTTTTCAATTCTACTTTATAAGAGAATAAAGTATTAAATAACTTTCCTCTACCCCAAATACTTTCATCAGTATCGGTATAAACAAAAATAGGTTCATAACGATAAGCACTCATTGTAAAAACTTTATTCCATATCATTACAAATCGTGGATTAGTTTTTCTTACAATATCTATAAGACGAGTTGCTGAATTAAACATAAACATCCATTTTGTTTTCTTCATCACCAACTCAATAAATTCATTAAGAAATTCATAATAAGGTTTAGATACTTCTTTATCCAGAAAAGGCGGCGAAGTCAACACAAGGTCTATTGACTTATCGGGTATCTTCTTCATCAGCTCTAAACAATCACCTTGCCACAATTCTATTTTAGACATCTTCTATGCAATATGTAACATTGGGCTTTGGTTACTTAATCGCCATCCCTTTTGGACAATCACAGACAATCTCATAGCCAGTGCTTGAAATATATTTGCCTTTACCCTTGCATTTTAGGCATAAATCCTCTTTGAAGTCAATCCAAGAAGCCCAATCATTAAACCAAGTAGAAGCGTTTTGTATAAACCCTTTGGCCACTCTTTCGCTGGCAAGATAGTTTTTGAGGGCGGCCTGTATGTTGTGCCAGTCCTGTTCAGTTTTAACGCTTGCTTTAAAATGTCTCTGCGCCTCTTTCTTACCTACTTTTTTTGGGTATTTAAGATAAATTTCTTCAAAAAGAAAAAACAACGGTTGTTTAACCGTTCCTTCTCCGTTCCTTAACTCCTTACTCCCTTTGAGCTGGTTTTCCATTCCCTTCTCCATTCCCTTCTCTATTCCCTTCTCCATTGGGGGTGCAGGGGGTATTCTACTTTCTTGTTCTGTATGGTGTGGTCTTTGGTGTTTATGCCAATTTACTATCTGGATATATTTGTCGCCATTTACGTCATAACGCTGGATAAAGGGTTTCTTACTGTTATTTTTGGGTTTAGAGAGTTCCTGTAATCCCTTTTCTATATCAACATTGTCATAAGGAAAGATATCTACTTTTATGCGCTTAACTCTATCCTCTAACCGGCCTTCTTTATCTGCGATATTCCAAAGTCCAGCAAACAGCAATCTTACCCAATAAGAGTGTTCTGCCAAATCTTCATCCTTGAAAAAATCAGGTTTTAAATATCGTATCCTTGCCATTTTATTATCCTATCCATCTATAAACCGCCATCTTACTTGCCGAAAACATCCTCATCACCTTGCCTTGCCTTACTAATTCTCTTATCGTTCTGTCAGCGCGGATATAAAAATTGTCGCACCCATAACGCATTACATCGGCCTTAGAGAATATCTTTTTAGCTTTACACCATTCTTCTAAGGCCTGTTCTTTATTGAGATATAAATCAGTAACCATTGTTTTTAACGACAACTACCTGCAAGTCCGTATCCGGCACGTTTACCTCTTCTTATTTGTCGGTCTTGGTCGCGCTCCCATTGTTGTTTATGTTTGTCGCTACAAAATAGACCTTTTTTAATTTGATGACCACATTTATAACAGAAACCAGTTTCTTCAGGCGGAGGCATTTAGTTATACTTGCAGTTTTTTAAATGCAATGATTTTGGCTTTAGGCACAACTCTTTCCTTACCTTCCCTATCAATAAAAGGTGTCTTATCGTGTTGAATTTGAGCGGAGACAGTCTTGCCTTCAACATCTGATATATCCCAATCATAAATCTTGCGACCTTCTTCGTTCTCTTGCGGTTCTATTTCGCAGGCCTCAAGTAACTGGCGCAAGAGCCAGCGTTTGCCCTGAATGTTGGTTAAATCTTGCACTAAGCCGTTCTGAGGTTTATCCGCAGAGGCAAAATTAATGGTATATTTAGGATTGTTGCTTTGGCTTGTTCCTTCTACCATTGTAACTACTTCTACATCAACCCATCCTTCATCCGGCATCCAACGTCCTACATCATCAGTCATATCGTCAGAATACTGTGTTGCGGTTTTTTTAGCCATCATTTCCTCCTATTTTATGTTGATAATGTCCTTTTTCATCGGACTTGTAATGTATTTTGGCGTGTTCTTTTTGATTAGAGAATAACATTAAATTCTCTATTCTATTATCGTCGGGTATTCCGTTAATGTGGTGAACTACCTCAGTAGGTAATAATGTTCTTCCGAGATGTCGTTCCATTATTAACCTATGTTCTAAAACATAACCATCTATATCACAAAAGGGATGAGTAGGTTGTTGAATAATAATATATCCATTTGTTTTTTGAAGGCGTCCTCCTTTCCAATTAGGGTTATTACTTCCTATTTGATTTCGCATTTTTTCTGATGATAGTAAATCTTAATACAAGGTAAAATAATATTTTCAAAATGTTCTTCTATTTTCTTGCGTTCTATCTTTTGTAAAGAATAAGCAACAAT